TATTCCAAAAAGGTCCTGTGGTAAAAGCCATGGAGCGAGGTTGTATCTTGCTCATTGATGAGCTTGATCGCGGCAGCAATAAGATTATGTGTCTTCAGGGGGTGCTTGAAGGTAAGCCAATCCTAATCAAAAAGGTTGGTGAAGTCGTCACCCCGGCCCAAGGGTTCAATGTGATTGCTACTGCAAACACCAAGGGCCGGGGGTCAGATGACGGCCGCTACAGCGCAGCCAACATTATTGATGAAGCCTTTATTGAACGATTTGTGGCTACAATTGATCAACCATATCCTCCTTACAAGGTTGAACGCAACATCATCAGCAAACATATGGAGTATTTCAAAGTTGATGACAATGAATTTGTTGATAAGCTTGTTGCATGGAGCAGCGTTATTCGCAAAACATATGATGCAGAAGGGGTCGATGAACTCATCTCAACTCGTCGCTTGTGTCATATTGTCAAGGCTTATAGCATCTTCCACGATCGTTTGACCGCAATTGGAATGTGTATTGCTCGATTTGAAACTGAAACTCGTGAAGCATTTCTCGATCTTTATACCAAGATTGACAGCAACCAAATTCAGGCCGAAGCAACCTCTGCAACTGAAACTCAAACCCCAGAAGAACCACCATTTTAAACACTTTAGCGGTTGGTCTACGCTAAACCATGAATCTATAGACCAAAACTGAATAAACATAATTGAAACAGAAAACATATAATATGACTAAAATTGAAACAACCAAGTTGGCACGTCTCGTTAAGAACATGACTCAAAAGGAAGCTCTCTATGCTTTCCTTGAGCAAGGTCATGAATTCTCCGCTGCCGAAGCACGTAAGGCTGGTATTGCTGACCCAAGTCGTGTCATCAGCTCGCTTCGCAACGACCACGGTCTTGCAATCTACCTTAACCCACGCAAGACCCGTACTGGCGAGCGCATCAATCGTTATCGCCTTGGTACCCCACGTAAGAACGGCTAATTGCTAAGTTAAATATGCGGCAACAGTGTAAAAGCTGTTGCCGCATTTCTTCCCTATGAAAAAAACAAATGCCGAAGTTGGAGTTAAGTATGATTCGGAAAAACCCGACTATAGTTTAATTCCTCCGCATGCTCTTGATGAAACAGTAAAGGCGCTCACATACGGCAAAAACAAATATTCTAGGGATAATTGGAAACTACTCGACGACGCCGAAAATCGCTATTTCGCCGCCGCTCAACGACACCTATGGGCTCTCCGCAAAGGAGAGCCCTATGACCACGAGTCTGGATTGCATCATGCTGCACACGCAATGGCATGCATACTTTTTTACTATGAATTACAAATGCAAAAATAATTGCATTTACACTCGCTCTTTTTTGATATATAATACACTTACATTATGACTAAACTATCCTCTCAAACAATTGATATTCTAAAGAATTTCTCAGGCATCAACTCTAATCTTGTTGTAAAAGCAGGAGAACCACTCTCTACAATTTCTGAAGCCAAAAATATTATGGCAATTGCAGATATTACTGAACAATTCTCTGTTGATTTTGGTATCTATGACCTAAATGAATTTATCTCAATGTTTTCGCTACTTCAGGATCCAGATCTTGAGTTTACAAATGATAGTGTACAGTTTAAGTCTGGACGTACTCGTGCCTCTTATCGATTTGCAGATCAAAGTATTCTTACAAGTCCTAAGAATAAGATCAATATGCCACAGTCTGATTTAACTGTAAACATTACTTCTGAACTACTTTCTCAAGTTCGTAAAGCAGCTGGAGTACTCGGTCATTCAATTGTTTCGTTGAAAGGCGAAGACGGAACTGTTACACTTTCTGTTGTTGATCCTAAAAACTCTTCGGCAAATACATTTTCAGTGGTATTAGATGAGAACAACTCACAACATGGTTCATTTGACCTGCAATTTTTGATTAATAATCTTAAAGTGCTTCCTGGTGACTATGTGGTGAATATCTCGTCAAAACTTATTAGCCACTGGAAAAATGAAAATACTCCAGTGCAATACTATATTGCTCTGGAAAAAACTTCAACGTTTAATAACTAATATATATTACTATGGAAGAACAAACAACTGAACAAACAACTGATAACTCGATCACGCTTGGTGATCTTATTTTGATGCATAATATTATTGCTACTGTTTCTCGACGTGGCGGTTTTGAAGCGAGTGAATTCCAAATTGTTGGAACACTTTTTGAAAAACTTAAAGAATATATTCCAGCAAAAGAAGAAGGCAATGCAGAAACCTCTAATACCTCTGATGAGCAACCAGACAATCAATTGAATTTTGATTTTGCTAAAGGAGAAACCGTAACTCAATAATATGTCAAAAGATAGGCTTGATGGGACTAGTGGCGGAGGAATGCTATACGAGATATTTGCATTTCCTGGACGTGTGGTGCTATGGTTGCAATATATGAATCCTAAGGGAGGAATGGCAGGAGTAGCAGCATCTAAGCGTCGTGCCAATAGTCCCATCATGACCTTCATCTATGCGTTGGGTTTTTGGGCATTAGCAGGATTTATTGCATATATGCATTACTTTGGAGAAAAATAATATATTATGATTGAAATTGAAGACGATAAAACAAAACAGGAATTGCTTGGAGCGATTCGCGAAATTACTCTCGAACTGTCTAAGATGGACGAGAGTCGAGATGCCATCAAAGAAATTATCTCTGCAACCGCAGATGCCTTTGATTTGCCTAAACCATTAATTCGTAAGGTTGCTAAATTATACCATAAGAAAACTGCAGCACAGTTTGAAACTGAAGCAGAAGAAATTAAAAGTGTGTACAAACAAATCACTTTGGTATAATATAGTCACATATGAAAACTGATGAATTTCTTTGGGTAGAAAAGTATCGTCCCCAGACGATTGATGATTGTGTACTTCCAGCAGAGTTAAAGAAAACATTCAATGAAATAGTGCGGGGAGGTCAACTCCCCAATCTATTATTGGCTGGCTCTGCAGGCCTTGGAAAAACTACAGTTGCACGTGCGCTGTGTAATGTCTTGAACCTTGATTATATGTTGATCAATGGTTCTGAAGAAAGTGGTATTGATGTACTACGCAACAAGATTAAACAGTTTGCATCAACAGTATCATTAAATGGCGGATACAAAGTAGTTATTCTTGATGAGGCTGACTATCTTAACCCCCAGAGTACAATGCCTGCGTTGCGCGGGTTTATCGAAGAGTTTAGCAACAATTGTCGCTTTATCCTCACTTGCAATTTTAAGAATAAGATTATCGAACCACTACACAGTCGCTGTTCAGTAATTGAATTTAATACTACTAAAAAGTCGTTGGCTTCTCTTGCTGGTGACTTTATGAAACGGTTGATCTTTATTCTTAAGACTGAAGGAATCAAGTATCATGAGCAGACTCTTGCTGAACTTATCATTCGTTATGCCCCAGACTGGAGACGAGTGCTCAATGAGTGTCAACGATACAGCACGAGTGGTGAGATTCCAACTGCTATTTTGGTTGGTATGTCAGATCAGAGTATTGCTGAATTGGCTCGTTACCTTAAAAGCAAAGACTTCAAGTCGATGAGATCATGGGTTGTAAATAATAGCACACTCGATAGTGCAGTTGTTTTTCGTAAACTCTATGATTCACTCTATGATGTTGTCGCTCCATCTTCTATTCCGTCTGCAGTTCTTATTCTTGCCGACTATTCTTACAAAGCAGGATTTATGGCTGACAAAGAACTAAACATGGTTGCATGTATGACCGAATTAATGGGAAATATTGAATGGGTGTAGAAAATAAAAAACTCTCGCCATTTGACTTTATTAATAGCATTAATGAAGGTCAAAGTGGTAAAAATTTACTAGAAGCTTCGCGAGCAGATAACAGTGAAAGCCTTGATCATGATAGTCTAGATAAACAGTATGTGCCCTTTATAGTCAATCGCGGGCTGTCATACTTTAATGATACTATACTACTTGCAAATGAAATGAATAGACGAGCATTCTTGCCGCACAAGATGCAGTATGATTTTTTAAAACATTGTACACGTCCTCGTAAGCGATTTAGCAAATGGGCAAAAAAGTCAGATGACTCTGAATATATAAAATGTATTATGGATGAATACTCGTATAGTGCTGAAAAGGCGCGAGCAGTATTCAGCCTGTTTACTCAAAATCAACTAACACAACTAAAAAACAAAAGAGATGTCGGAGGAAGCACACGAAAAAGTAATTGAAGCAGAAGTATTGTCAGACACCCCAGTTGAAAAACTTCAGATTGATCCGTCTAAGTTTATTAAACGTATGATGGCAGGAGGCTGGAGGACATCTTCTGGCAAAAAGAACTTGTCTCCAAAGCGAGTAGAAAAACGCCGCAAGAAGAATAAGGCTGCTAGAAAAAGTAGAGCACGGTAAATTGTAAACACGATATATTATAAATATAGTATATCGTTATGACAGTACCACTTTCCCCCACAGATATCGTTGATTGGTCACCGCCTCAGATGCTTGAGGTATATTTGAATGACCCTGATGACTTTTTAAAGATTAAAGAAACTCTTTCTCGCATTGGTGTATCTTCTAAGCGAGAAGAGAATGTACTCTTTCAAAGTTGTCATATCTTGCATAAACAAGGGCGCTACTTTATTGTGCACTTTAAGGAACTCTTTATGCTTGACGGCAAGCCATCTACATTTATGTATGATGACATGTGTCGCCGAAATACAATTACAATTCTTCTTTCTGATTGGGGTTTGCTTGAAATTGTCAATAGAGATCAAGTGAAAGATACCACTAGTCTAAAACAAATTAAAATTATCTCTCATAGAGACAAATTCAACTGGGACCTGCGTTCAAAATATAGCATTGGCAACGTTAAGAAAAAGGTATGAAAAGCTTCGTTGAGTATAACGCCTGTTCAATTCAAGAAGAGCATGACTACTACGAAGCTTTGTCACTTCTTGAAACTGCCGAGCTGACTGAAAACGTTTTAAATGGCTTGACCTCTGGAGTACGAGCCAAACTAGACTTTATAAAGACTCTTGCATCAACTGCTGGAGCAAATTTGCAAGACACTCTAACACTCTTTAAAGACAGTCGGGTTTTTAAGTTTTTTAGTGCGCTACGTTTTAACTTAGCTAATCTTTGGAAATCAATAAAGGCTGGTTTTGCAGCATACGCCCAAATACAACGGGCAATCGCAGAATATGTTTCAAAAACTAAAATTGGCAGATGGACAGAGGAGGCACTTCGTGATCTAGACGTCTGGCTACAAAAACATCCTGTCATAAAAAGAATAGGAGGCTTTGCTGTTGCAGGTCTGTTACTCTATATTTGGTTGAATATGTCATTTACTGGTGATTTGTCATATGACTTTGACTCTTCTGATATACTAGCTGCGCTTTCAGGAAATTTTGCGCTATCAACACTTTTTGCAGGCACAGAGGGTACGCGAATGTTATTACTATTTGTTACTGGAGTAATTGGTTTAAGCTTTCCATGGCCAGGACCTACAAGCGCAAAATTAGCATTGTCAGTGTTAAATGGCCTAAGAAAGATGGTAAAAACACGGTAAAAACGTAGTATTATAAATATAATATAACCATTATCACATATGTGCGTAGTAGCAGTAAAATACATTAAAAAGTTTGGTTGGGTAGGTGCAAAAAATCGCGATCGTAACTATCCTACGGAAATTAAAGTAGTTAACTCTAACCGTGATGGCATTCAAAGGTTGTTTATCGACGACCAAACTACTCGTTGGACAGAAGGCGTCAACGAATATGGACTATCAATTATAAGCGCTTCATTCAGCGTAAAGAGCGATGAAAAAGAAGGAGAAAAGGTGCTTTCTAAAAATAAGAAAAAAACACCAATCGTTTCTCCAGACGGTCTTGCAATACGCAATGCTCTTCGCATGAAGACTCCTGAAGCAGCAGCAAAATATCTTATAGAAAAAGAATTAGCTGGAGCTACATTCGTGTTTAATCCAGAAAAATGCTATTTGCTCGAAGGTGGATTTACTGTTAAAAAAGATGATGCTACTGCAGAAAATCCACGCAAGTATATACACAACTTAAAGGAAATAACCCAAGAAGAAGATCATTGCGTACGTACGAATCATGGCATCGATCTGCCACTTCTTGGATACAGTAAAAAGGCAACAGATACTCATCTGCAAGCAGCTCGTAAAAGTTCAGAGACTCGTTGGGAAATAGTAAACAATTATCTTCGTGACAATGATATATCTGATCCTTATGAGTTTCTTGAAGCGATGTCTCAAAAGCCAAACGATGATAAGTTTATGAATCCGATCAGAACTGGAGACATCAAAAAGGCAGACATGGTTACGACTGGTCAGCTACTCTTAGTTGCAAAGGAACGTACCCTACACTATCGCCCAATATACTCAGCAGTATCATTTGACTATAAAAAGTTAAATTCAGAATCTGCAAAAACATTCTTTGAAATAATTTCTAGTAGAAAATTACTTTCTTTCAAAGAATTTGTACTTCCTGAATATAAATAAAGTTGTATAACCATGGTGGTTGTACCAGTAGATGCCAGAAATGGGTCTGCTGAACATATATAAAACTCGCTTAAAAAGGAGAAACGAAAATGAAAATAAGTACAACGTATAGACCGTTTGGCATTGGGTTTGATCAACTCTTTCAAGAGTTTGATTCGATTAACAAAGAAAATTCGAATGTTTATCCGCCCCACAACGTGGTTAAACTCGACGAAGATAGGTTTGTCATTGAGTTGGCAGTCGCTGGATTCGCTGAGTCGGAACTCGACATCGAAACTGTAGAAAATTCGCTAGTGATCACTGGTGAAAAGTCTGAAAAAGACGAAAGAGAGTATGCCCACAAGGGTATTAGCGCACGTAAATTTACTCGGCGCTTCACGTTGGCAGAGCATGTCGTCGTGAGTGGGGCTTCTCTACAAAATGGAATCCTATCAATCTCGCTTGAGAAACAGGTTCCAGAAGAGAAGAAACCTCGCAAAATTGTAATAAACAAATAAATAAAAATTAATACATAAAATTAAACCGGCAAAGATTGTTGTTTACATCTTTGCCGGTTTATGTTATAATGCTCTTACATGATTAATGGATTCTATACTTGCATCGAGCGAAAGATGAATACTCTCCTGTACAGGGGATATGACGAAGACGGACAAAAGATTTATACAACATACAGGTTTCGTCCTGTAATGTATCTCGAAAGTAAGGATAGCAATGCAAAGTGGCGGTCTCTCGACGGGTTGCCTCTTGAACCAATGCGGTTTGAGAGCATGTCTGATTGCCGTGCGTTTATTAAGAGCTATGAAGGAATTGATAACTTTAAAATTTATGGAAATGATCGTCATATACCTGCTTTTATTCAGGCAGAATTTCCAAATGAAATTAAGTATAACCCTAAAAAAGTTGATGTCGTTTCTCTTGACATTGAGTGTAAGTCTGACAACGGTTTCCCAGAGCCATCGGTGGCTGATCAAGAAATAACAGCAATTGGACTTAAGAGCAGTCGGCTCGATCATTATATTGTTTGGGGCTTAAAGAACTATGACCCTTCGCAGTCAAGTATTCCTCATTTGAAAAAACAATTTAAACAATTTGATAGCGAATCTGAATTGTTGACAGATTTTTTATCTTGGTGGTCAGACACACTAAACACACCAGATGTAATTACCGGTTGGAACATTCGTTTGTTTGATATTCCATATCTCGTCAATCGCATCTCTCGTGTACTTGGTCAAGACTCTGCAAAAAAGATGTCGCCATGGAATTTTGTTGAACAAAAGTCTGTAATGATTAAAGGTAAAGAGAATTTCTTATACAACCTATATGGAATTCAGCAATTAGACTATCTTGACCTCTTTAAAAAGTTTGCAGCAAATACCTATGGCGCCCAAGAGTCTTATCGTCTTGATTTTATTGCTGAAGTTGTACTTGGACAAAACAAGATTGATTATAGTGAATATGGCACACTTACTGAACTTTATGAGCGTGACTATCAAAAATTTATTGACTATAACATTGTTGACATTGAACTTATTGAACGTTTAGAAGCCAAACTCGGTCTTATCAACCTTGTGTTTACACTTGCATATTTTGGCGGCGTAAACTATGGAGATACATTAGGGACTGTTGCAATTTGGGACAGCATTATTTTTCGAAAACTTGCAACTCGAAAAATTGCGATTCCGCCAAACTCTCGATCATTTAAAACAGACTATGCTGGTGGATTTGTTAAAGACCCGCAAGTCGGTCGTCACCAATGGGTTATGAGTTTTGACCTTAACAGTCTCTATCCCAATCTTATTATTCAATATAATATGAGTCCTGAAACAATTGTGCCTCATATGAAAGTGGCATCATTGCAGAATGGTGGAGAAGACAAGATTTTAAACTCTGAACAAACATGGGCGCCAGAAGACAATCTTGCAGTTGCTGCAAATGGCGCATGCTTTCGTCGTGATAAACAAGGCATCCTTCCAGAAATTATTGAAGAATTATACAACCAACGTGTTGCAGTCAAACGACAAATGCTTGACTATGAGAAGGAAGCAGAGCTTACTGATAAAAAGACTGCGCGATATCATACACTTCAAATTGAAATTGATCGAGCGAGCAATCGGCAAATGTGTTTAAAGATTCTTCTTAATAGTTTGTATGGCGCAGCGGCAAACCAATATTTCAGATACTTTAACCTTGATATTGCAGAAGGTATCACGTTATCTGGTCAACTTGCAATTCATACCGCAGAAAATGCAGTAAATGAGTATTTGGCGAAGGCTCTTGCTGATAGCATTCCAAAGGATCGTATTGTAGCATCAGACACAGATTCAATCTATATTAACTTATCAGATGTTGTACAAAAATGCAATCCAAAAGACCCTCATGCATTTTTAATTAAATTTGGTAAAGAGGCTCTTGAACCAGTAATTCAAACAGCTTATGAAAACTTATCACGTAAAACAAACTCTTATAAAAACACAATGGTAATGAAAGTAGAAAAGATTAGTAGTGTTGCTATCTTTACTGCCAAAAAACGATATATCCTAAACGTTCTTAGTAGCGAAGGTGTGCAGTATACAGAACCAAAAATTGTTATGAAAGGCATTGAGGCTATTAAAAGCAGTACTCCTAAAATTTGTCGCGAAGAGTTTAAAAAGATTTTTAAGATTTTAGTTACTGGTTCAGAGTCTGATATTCAATCAGAAGTTTCAAAGTTTCGTGATGTGTTTGACCACTATCCAATTGAAAAGATGGCATTTCCTAGGGGAGTGTCTGATATCAATAAATGGATGCAAAAAGTTGGTGTAAATGGTGTAAAAGTTCCATATAAGAGTGGCACACCAATTAACAGTCGTGCAGCAATTATGTACAACTCGTTGTTAAAACAACATGGCCTGACCCAACAATATCATCTTATTAAAGGTGGTGACAAGATTAAATACATCTATCTTAAAAAGGGTAATCCAACTGGTGAAAACGTTATTGGATTTATTGATACTTTGCCAACAGAATTTGAATTAGAAGGTTGGGTGGATCGTGACTTGCTTTTTGAAAAAACATTTTCTGATCCGCTACAACTGGTGCTTGATGCAGTTCATTGGAAAGCAATTCCAGTTGCAAGTCTTGAAGATTTTTTTAATTGAAACAAATATATACAATACATTATGAGTACAAATTGGGTAAAAGACATATATGATATGCATGCAAAGTATGGAGTGCATAAGGCAATTGAAAACTTTGACGCGGAAAAACTTAGACAGTTTCTACAGTTTCGTTTGAGTTTTCTTGAAGAAGAGCTTAATGAAACTAAGACTGCAGCAACCAGTGAACAAATAGACGCCGAAGAAGTAGTTGATGGACTAATTGATCTGTGTGTCGTTGCGATTGGAACTCTTGACGCGTTTGGAGTTAATGCCTATACAGCATGGAGTGCGGTGCATACAGCAAATATGAACAAACAAGTTGGAATAAAAGAATCTCGACCAAATCCACTAGGTCTTCCAGATCTTATTAAACCAGAAGGATGGTGTGCTCCTTCTCATGCAGGCAATCATGGCAAATTAAGTAGTTTATAAAATCATTTACATTCTATTTAGAATAGATTAGAATAGTCTTCGAATGCAATACAGTCTTACGATATTCACTTCTATCTTTGACAACAAGACGCATCGTCGAATGACGTTTGATAGTGTCGATGCCTTTGAAAAGTTGTTGTATAAACTTAGTGAACAACCAGGATACAAACCTAAAAAAGGAGAGTTTCGTACAGGCTCTCCACTTATAAGTCCTGCTCGCTTTGTTGAAAATGAAACGCGTAAAAATGTGAATGTAATTTCATGGGGCGGGTGGGCTGCACTTGATGTTGATGACTATAGTGGTTCATTTGAAGATGCTATAGTTGGGTTTAAAAACGCACGTTTCATCTGTTATTCTTCTGCAAGCAGTACGCCTGAAAAGCCAAAGTTTCGAGTTGTATTTCCACTCACATGCGAAGTGCCAGCAGAAAACATAAAACATTTTTGGTATGCGCTAAACACAGAATACAACTCATTGGGAGACCCACAAACAAAAGACTTGTCTCGCATGTATTATGTGCCTGCTCGCTATCCTAACAGTCACTGCTTTATATTCTCATATCACGATGCTCCGCTGTTGGATCCATATGCATTGATGGCGAAACATCCTTATGTTGCTAAAGAGACTGCAGCGACATTTTTTGACAAACTACCAGAACACATACGTTTAAAAGTCATAGAACACCGGCGTGAATCGCTTACAAATACTTCATATACATGGAAGTCATATCATGACTGTCCTTTCGTAAATAAAAATATGGTGTCTGATTATCGCAACATCCAACATTCTGGGTGGTACACACAAATGTACAAAATAATGATCAACATCTCTTCTAATGCAATGAAGCGAGGCTATCCTATTACCCCAATAGAAGTTGCAACCCTTTGCAAAGAAATAGATCTCGAGACTGGAGGATGGTACAAATCCCGTCCAATGGAACTGGAGGCCTCCCGGGCCATAGAATTTGCCTCCCAAACATTGTAAATTCTCACATTTTTGACCTCCGGGAGGCCTCTAGATGATCGGTTTCTCTATACGGGGACACTGTCCGGGACCTTTTTTCACTTTTATGAAAAAAGTTGTGTACTTTCTGTGGGTTTTATGCTATAATAACCATGTAAGCAACAATATGACACCACAAACCAAAATGCAACTCGACGCCCGTAAGTCACTCATCGCTAAAATCGCTCAGCGTCATGCTGCTGACCGTAAATTGATCAAGTCCTTTGAAGTTGAAGATAGTACTAAAGTTTCAAGCGACTATGATAATCTCGTTCAAGACGAATTTGCTCGAGTGCGTAAAGCTTCTACGTTCAATCCAATTAGTCTCTAATGAAAAAGATCAAAGCAAAAACTTTTGACTATTCACCCATTGCTCTGAGAGCGCTGACTCGTCATAAGATTGCTCCTCCAACAAAATTCTTTACAGACAGAAAAAAGGCAAGTTCTAAGCTTGCGTGCAGACTCAAATCTCATTGAATATGTACAAGATCAAAACTGAAACACTGCGTGACGTTAAAGAACGTCAAATACTATGGCTTCCCTGGATGCAAGAAAATTGTGAAGGTCTTAGTTTAGATTCACTAGTCGAGACGACCACCCAAATGTTGCCAATTGGAAACTATCTAGTCTCAATTAAACCAGCAAAATAGAAACACCAAACAATGACACTGCTAACCAAACTATTCGGCAATAAGTCTAAGTGCAAGAATACGAGACCACTCTATGGTTGGTCGATCTTTGCCCTTGATGACAGCGTTCATCTTTCAAGACGCGTCACAGAAGCACAACGTAAACAGATGCAACAACTGCCATGATTTTTACAGTTGAATATATTCAAAACGGATTTATCTTTGTAAGTTGGGTTGCTGCAGGTTGGCTCGTTGGAGCAGCAGTCACTGCATATCTGATGCGATCATCGAAAAATAAGTAAAAAGCAATATGTCAACATACGAAAAAAGAGTTCAAGAACTTGAAGATGAAGGTCTTACAACCTCAGATGCACAAGGAATTGCTGATATGGAATTTGAACAGGAAGCAGTGTATGAAAACTTTAACCAAATTTTTAGATGACAAATAGTGCTCAATATGAATTAGAAGTGTTGGTGTTATCGGTACCAGACAAATTAGTAGAATTGGGACTCATCGACAATGAAGACGAATATTCATTGTTCTATGCATTGCAGCATCGAGTTAATTCTATACGTTGTAAAAATTCTAAACGTTTAAATTTTTTTACTCGGTTAAAAAATAAGTTTTATGGCTGCTGTTGAAATCTTTTTGAATCGTGGCATAAGCCTCTACGAGGGTCGGTTTGCTAACTACAACCGACTCGTGTTTGAGTATGAGTCACGATTGTCTGGAGAGGATGCAGCAGAAGAAGCATATAAAATAATAAACTCCGCAACTTTTGAATTGCAAGATGACGAACTTGCGATTCAGGAAGAATATCTCGCCAACAATCAGGAAATTCTTGCCAGCGGAGATGTAGTAGCAGTTGACGCCGTTGCATATATCTGTTTACCGATAGGTTGGAAAAAGATGTAAAAAAGTGTGTACAACCCCTTATAGATAATATATAATACACTATGCAAGTAAATTTTGAAAACGTTGTAGTATTTATTGCATTCGGGCTCTATGCCATGGTATGCATTGCTCACGCATATAAACAAAACTATGCGTGGGCTGTAGTCTGGGGAGGGTATGCTGTATCTAACTTGGGCTTAATTGTAGCGCAATCACTAACAAAATAAAAATTATGGGAATGTTCGATTATGTAAGAGTAGGAACAACTCTACTAGAGTTGCCAGACGCGATTATCTCTCATTGGGGAGATAAAGTAAGTGATATTGCCTTTCAAACGAAAGACACACCAAATCAAGCAATGTCAACCTATAGGATTGATGGGCATGGCCAATTATGGTTTAAGCAGGTTGAAGGTCGTTGGGAAAAGGGCGAAGAGGTTGCAGACGATGCACCGTTTAGTGAAAAGATAGCTGCAATGGGTCACTTTGTAGTCGAAGCGGAGTGGTATGAGAAAGAGCCATATACAGGAGCTATCAACTTTTATGAAAGCTATAATCATGCAGAATATAAATCTCCCGAGTTGGATTATGACAGTGATGATTGGAGACGTTTTGAATCTGGTTGGATTGAATATTGTGCATTGTTTAAAAATGGAAAGCTCGTTGAAGATATCACGCTTGTAGAGCATAGAGAGCCTAAAAAATATACTGATGAAGAGTATGCTGCCAAGCAAAAGGAATGGGCGGCAGATCGCGAAAAGTGGGAAGTAACTTTTAAAGAGAATCGTAAAAAATATCCTAGTGCTGAACAGCAGCTTATAGATAATATTGAGCGTGAAACTAAACTAGCAACCGCAATATTTGATGAGCAAGACATATCAAATGCGCTGTCTAATATTAGAATTTTTATTAAAGAATATAGAGAAAAACATGATAAATGGTACGAACAATAAAAGTAAATGGTATAAGTTTCGTGGCAAGGTTTTTGAATGTGCTGAACACACAATTCGTCAACTAAACCTTGCACTCGCATACAACCGAGCAAAAGAACGTTATGAAGAAGTTAAACCAAACACAACAAGAAAAAGTTGAGACTGCTAGAGCAGCAATCAAGCAACTTCAAGATGCAGAAGCTATCATCTATAGCAAACTCATCGAAGAGGTAGATCTAGACAATGACTGGCTCTATGACTATGTCTTCAACTGCGCAACTGAAGATGACTATTCTGCGATGGTAAGAAGAGAAATCTTTGAATAACTATGGCAGCAACAAATGATATTACTGGAGACTCAATTGCTTCACGAGTGCTTTCAGCTCAAGGTCGAGAAAACTTTGATGCTGCATTTAAGAAAAAATCTCTCTACAAATGGTATCTTGATGAAGGCATTATCATTGATGCTGAAGGAGAAGAATATCATACACCAGTCAGCTATTCTGAATTTAGAACACACTTTAGAAACAATAGATAAAATATGAAACTAATCTTAGCAAGTGCAAGTTGGTGCGGTCCGTGTCAAGTAGTTAAGGCACGATTGCAATCAGAAAATTTAAGTGATAGAATAGAAGTAAAAGATGCAGATACCGATATCTCTTTCTTTAAAGATCACGGCATCAAATCTGTGCCTCGCTTGTTAGTCATTGATGGCGAAACTGTTGTAGAAACAGTTCAAGGCACTGAAGATATTATTAAACGCATTAAGCAAGATCAATGAGCTATAACCTTTTTCTAGATGACATGCGCAAACCAGAGCATGCGTATATCCATCCTAAGCGTGATGGTAATAGCATCGTTATAACGTCGCATAGTTTAGAAAATATGTCTGGTGTGCCTAACAACGGCTGGGTTGTTGTTCGTACCTATGAAGATTTTGTGCAAACAATCGAAGAAAGAGGTATTCCTAATGTGGTAAGTTTTGATCATGATTTGGATGAAGAACATATACGTCACTATTATAAAGTAACTGAAAGCACTGGAGTTATTGAGTATGGTAATTTAAAAGTAAAAACTGGAAAACACTGTGCAGAATATTTTGTACAAAAGTATAAAGAACTATGTCCGCCATACATTCCTCATGTGTATGTGCACAGCGCAAATCAATGGGGAGCACAAGAAATTAGAAAAGTATTAAAAGAAATTTGTTAAAATGATTAAAAGAATATTTCAAGATTTAGATGAGTGTATCTTGCATACATATGTAAACAGCATGCCGCCTACCGAGTATGTTGAGTTTATACTCAGTGAAGACATGCATACCTATCGTACGATGATTCGTCCGTGCGCAAAGCGCCTCTTTGAATACTACAACAGTGTCGTAGGCAAAGAAAATGTTTATATTCTTACAAGCGCAACTCGTGACTATGCTGAAAGCTTGAATCGACTCGGTGAATTTGGTTTAGATAACGATCACATTTACACACGCGAAGACATTCAGCAGTATAGCATTTCACATGGCTATGGTGGTGAAGGCACTCTTCCAATGCCTATCGCTGATAAAGACAATGTTCTCATTGACAATCTTCCACCTCGCTATAATTACAACAAGATGGACATGATGGGCATCGTCACTAAAAACTACTATCAAACAAGAGAGTATTATGGCTTGAATGATGATGACGAATATTTCTTTGAAGATGTTGTAGAGTTTATCAAAGCAAGACTGTGAAATATAAAATTACAATCAGTGAAGGATGCACTGCATTCTATACAGAAATCAACGGTAAATTTGTTGGTGGAGAAGATCCACGATACGACTTTACGGAAAAAGAAATTGATGAGCTTATTGATTATCTTTGCGAGCGATTCAAAGAAGAACGCAAACAATGCACGGTACAACTCGACGATTTAATTAAATGCTTTCAACCAGACAGTTGGCACTATGATGACGAGTCCTGCGATCAATGCGGTGATACTGTAAGCACGCAAACTTGGGAATTATAATAAATAATGCTATGAAATTAAAATCACTAGGACACGAGTTGGAGAGTGATGAACAATCTTTTGGATGGTTGCAAGATTGTTCAAAGCACAAAAATGACGTTGGCGCTTTAAGAGAATTTATGGATACAAATGGTTATTTGTATATTAAAAACTTCTTTTCGCGTGAACTAATTGAAGACGCAAGAAATGCACTGCTGCAAACTCTTAGTGAAAAGGATATTTTTGATTCAGCATACCCACTAATGGATGGAGTATTAAAAGAGGGAGTGCATCCAAAATTTGATAGCGAGTCATGGAAAAATCAACCTGCTCTCAATAGAGTTGTATTTGGTCCAGAAATTAAAGAATTTTATACAAATTTCCTCGGAGGTGATATTCGTCATTTTGATTATATCTGGTTGCGCACAATGGGTCAAGGGCATGGCACTGCACCTCATTGCGATATCGTGTATATGGGCAGAGGTACACACGATCTTTATACTGCATGGATTCCATATGGCGATGTATCGCTTGAGATGGGCGGGTTAATGATTTTAGAAAAGTCTCATCTTCAATCAGATCGTATTAAAAAATATCTTGAATCAGATGTTGACACCTATTGTGAAAATATTCCAAACAGAGATGGATGGAAGCATGATGGAGCGCTTACAAACAATCCTCATTCACTGCAACAAAAATTTAATTGCAGATGGTTAACATCACAATTTGAAATGGGAGATCTTCTTACCTTCAAGATGAATACAATTCATGGTAGCATAGACAATCAAACTCGAAATATTAGACTTTCAACTGACACCCGATATCAGAGAGCAGATGAACCAGTCGACGAACGTTGGGTTGGAGCTGATCCAATTGGTCACGGTGAAAATAGTAAAAAAGGTCTGATTTGTTAATAGTTAAAATATATCGTGCAGTGATTGAAATTTTAGTAGTTAGCGATATTCATCTTGGAACTTCAGTAAGTCAAAAAGAAAAGGTATTAGAAGTTCTTTCGCTTGATTTTAACACACTACTAATCAACGGCGACCTATTTGATAACTATTCATTCAAACGCTATGACAAGCGTGATTGGAAAATTCTTGGAAAGATTCGCAAACTCTCAAAAACACACAATGTTATTTTAGTTAAAGGCAATCATGACAGCAACGCAGACTTTTTAAGTGCGATTACTGGAATGGAACTGCTAGAAAACTATACAACCACAATCAATAACAAAAGATTCTTTTTTGAACATGGTGACAAGTATGATCATTGGATAAAACACCGACCATTTTTAACATGGTTTTTTACTGGTATATACTATTGGATACAAAAGTTTGATAGGACACATAGATGTTCAAGGTTTTTAAAACGATTGAGCAAATCTTGGATTGAAGCAAAAAATATAGTTTGTAAAAAATTCGTCGAGAAACACGGCAAAAAATATGATGTGCTTCTTGCTGGTCACACCCACTATGCAGAAGTAAGAAAAATCGATTCTTGCACCTATATAAATTCTGGCTCATTTTGCGAGCATCGCTGTTCTTATGTCGAGATTTATCCTGATGGAAAATTTAAATTAAAATACATTTAGTTGTTTACAAACCGAAGGAACTGTGGTATAATGAGCTTATGCAACAGCTAAGTCCAACTGAAATTTACTCTCTCATCGAGTATGAGAAATTACGGAATTTTGTCGAGCTTGTGTCGAATGGTAAACGACCAGATGGTTCATACAACTATTGTCGTGAAGCATTGGAAAAGAAAGCTCAGCAACTGCTGGAAGAATTAAAAGAAATTAAACAAGACGGATTGAGAAATCTTTGCTAATATGAAGCTTTGGAGAATATGGGCTAAAGCAATGGGATCAAAGATTAGCGACGATGATCGTGAATCTGATGCTGCTGCAATAGTAAGAACAATTTTTTGGATTGTGAATTTGATTACCTGCTTTTTTATTATGGCAAATACAATACGACACTGGTAAAATATGAATAAAAAACCTAAAGTCACTTATGAATGCTCGTGTTTAAAATATGGAGTTTTGAGAAGTGCTTGTAGAGGACCACACGGTTGCCAAGCCGAGAGAGACTACGAAGCATATTTGGAATCTAAAAAGCCTAAAAGTAAACGTTGAGTCTGGAAAAAACAATAAAATATAATTATGACAACTATTCCTGATAAAGCAGATTTAAAGCGAATCGACAAATACAATTCTTTGGATCAACTTATGATTCTCAAAGACATTTGTAATCGCATGTATATTGCACGAAACATTACAATGTCGCAAGATTCGATGATTGACAACTTAGAAAAAATTGATAGACTGTTCAGAGATGAAAACTACAATTGACATTGTTAGAGAATGTTCTGGAGCAATTATGTCAATTTGCTGTATGACTGCAGCTTTACCACAAATTTTTAAAGTGCTTAAAACAAAACATGCATCAGATCTTTCACCACATAGTATTTGTATTGGATTGCTATGTGCTGTCTCTGGACTCATATACACACTAACTGGTCCATACGGAGTGTGGTTGTTAATTAATTGTATAAGCGGTATTATACTTCAGTCTATAGTATTAATTTGTTGGTCAAAATATAAATGATATTATGAAAGAGATTCAATTTGTGTCTGACCTCACTGAAGCAGAAGTGCGACAACTATTATTTGATATCTACGAGCGTATTCCAATCGCTGGTGAAGATCTGTCTTACTCAGCACTGCCAGATAAAATTACTCGCTATGTTAATGAAGCGCATCGTCTCTTTGCACTAGAAGAAGCGGTAACAGCATATATTGTTGATGAATGTAACAATGGAGACATTGGCGTTCAAGATCCGATTAACTTTTTGCTTGCATCTCATCGTATGCTAAGGCATAATCTACACGATACTTGGAAAGAAGAATATTAATATGAAAATAAAACTAGAAAAAATTGAAGAGGCATCAGATCGTGCACTAAACAAATTAGAAAATTTAGAGCAGAAATTAAAAAATTTGGATGCTGACACCAAACAAAATAAAATTATAATTTGGGTGATAGCATTTATTATTGCTGCAATTATAATCGCACTTAAATCTTAAATTATGGAAGGTAAATATTTTAGATGTGAATGCCATTGTGGTGTGCTCTATATGGAGTATGATCCAGATTGGGGTTTAGAGTTTGCAATGTTTGAACGTTGTGTTTCACGATCGTGGTGGAATAGAATACGTCTTGCTTGGCGAACGCTGTGTGGACGACCATACACTGATATGATCATCTTGAATGACCAACAGATTGCAGATCTTGCAGACTATTTGTTTCTTATACAAAATCCAGATCAAACTATAAACAATATATAATACTATGAACTACGATAAACAAGAGCCTATTAAGATTAGTGTTGAAGGTGGTCTGTCTCCAGACAGGACTCTTCAACTTACGATGCATCCACATGCTACGATAGAAGAATGGATTGAGACATTCAAGACTATTCTTATTCATCAGACATTTGCAGAAGATACGATAAAAGAATTGTTTGATAGAGATTATGACGAATCATGTTATGACGCTGATAACGACAATTGTAGCATAGATGAAAATATTACATACCGATCTTTTAAACAAAATAATTGGAAACAAGAATTTTAAAACATATGAAGATTGCAATTAACGAGTGTCATGGAGGATTTGACCTTTCTGAAATGGGCTTGGCGCTATATAAGGAAAAAGTTGAAATGACATCTGACTTTCCATTGTATGCTTGGGCAATACCTAGAAATGACGAAAATTTAGTAGCAGTTATTGAAGAATTAGAACATGAGTCATGGGGAAAATTCTCCGAGTTAAAAATTGTCGAAATTCCAGATGATGTTGAGTGGGAAATTGCTGAGTATGATGGAGTTGAATGGGTAGCTGAGAAACATCGCAAATGGAATTAAAAAAACTTGTGTACATTTTTCGAGTTTTAGTGTATAATTAGGCTATGATTATTGATACATACAGTCCCAATCCTTGGAGAGTTTTTAAACATCCTTCGCTGCTGTTTAACAGCTTTTATTGGAGCGATATCAAATACCAAATCAAAGCATGGTTTAATCCACGTCAGAAATGGTTGACAAAAACTATTCCTAACACATGGTGTGACAAGACTGCTCTTATTCCGCACTTACTTTTTACTTGTCTCACACACTATGTAGAAGACGAAAAAGGTCTTCAAGATCACATTGATTGGACTGAAGATCTTGAAAAAGGATATATCTCGCAAGAGTATGTTGATAGTGTTAAAAACACTGATAATGAACTTCGTGAGGTTTATAATTATATTAAAACTGAACGTCCCGAACTTGAAAAACAACATGAGAATTCTTATCCAACACCAAGTTCAAAAGCAATAAATGATATTTTTGTTGAGAATAAAGATGGAAGCTGTACAATGAAAAGCTGTGAAGAGCTTTATGGTATGCCATATAAAGAAGCATATGCTAAGACTCATCGTCTTGAAGCACTAATTGAAGAAAAAGATATGTGGGCTATGAAGACTATCATCAAACACTATCAAAAAATGTGGACATGAACATCCAAAGTTGTCTAGAGTGCGATGCTTTAGCAAGTCATGGCTATAATGACGGTCCATGTGATAAACATACAAATATGAAATATAAATCAGTAGAAGAATTAAAAGAACATATTCTAAGTGAAATAGAGGATGGTGATATATTTGAAGAGTATCTCTTTAAAAAATATCCTCGTTTGTTTCCAACTAATGAGAATGGAGAGTTATTGCCACAAAGTCAACGTTGTTGGAATGATTGTCCAATTGGATGGATGAGCATTGTCGATTCATTGTTTGGTTGTATTGATGACTATGTGTCTAATCATAAGCATACTGAAATTAATCCTAAGCAAAGACTTCGTCTAAAGCTTCGTCAACTATATTGGAAGTATGTGAGAGATCCAATATATAGAAAGTTCAATCCATATAGAGATTTTGAAAAGCGACTGCCCAAAGGTGCAAAGTTTGCTTCTCCAAGCAATGAAGAGAGAGAGAAAATTAACAAAACTTTTGCTGCACGTATTCGTTCGCTTGTAAGTACAATTGATAAAATTCTTTTTAATCGTCTAGATCTTTATATTGGAGTCTCTCCACCTTCTGTAACGATAGCTCAATACAAAGAAAAGTTTGGCACTCTACGCGTCTATTATGATGGTGGCAATGATGTTGTAAAAGGTATGGTTCGTTATGCCGAACATCTTTCTTCACTTACTTGTCAAGATACAGGAAAGCGTGGACAACTATGCAAGCGTGGATCGTGGTATGCTACATTGTGTGATGAGGAAGCACAGAAAGAAGGTTATAAATCGTGTAAAGAAGATATATAAAATTATGAAAAAAATATTAATAATTACTTTCACTTGTTTATTAGCTTCATGCGAAATATTTACACGTACTCCTCAAAACCCAGAATGGAAAGCGATGCAATCAATGCCAAATTCATGCTTGCCAACTGCTATCACATTTAAAGAATCACTTGGTAAAAAAGTAAAATGGAGTGAGGTTCTTCTTTATCGTTATAAGAGTAATATTGATGGAAAAGATTATGGTCATGCGGTAGTAGCGTACATGTATCCAATTGGAAAAAATATGCTATGGACCTATGATAATGTTGGAAGTTTTAGAGTACGTGAGTATATTACTGAACCACTAAAAATTGCACAAGAAACAGAAAACTCTAGAAAACGTAATTATAATAGGGTCTATTACGCAGAATATTTAAGTAATATACAAGAATAAAACCATTCTTAGAATATGGAAAAAAACGCCTTTATAGCAAAAGCAGTAAATGAATTGCTTGATGACGGCTTTTCACTAAAGCTTATTATGACAAAAGCCATAGACGGAAAGTATGGCGGATGGTTTGATGATAGTAAAGATCAAAAAGAATTTGTGGTCGCAATGAAACGTGACTGTGCATTTGAAATATTTGTGCATGAATATTCTCATTATCTACAATGGAAACATCATCGTAAATTCTTTAATTCAAAGGTAAAAGGATGCGACATTTTATTCAACTGGCTTGATGGTAAGAGATACTCTAAAAAGATAGTATCTCAGGCAGTAAAGGATGCAATAGAATTGGAATGGCATTGTGAGTGTATTGCACTTCAAACTATCAAAAAATATAAACTTGATATTGATGTCGATGCCTACACCCGCGGTGCAAACTGTTATCTATTCTTTTATCATACTGTTGAAAAATTAAGATCATGGACTAAAAATAGTAAATCTCCATATTCCAAGTCATCGAGAGAGCTAGCGTCGACAAAGCTAGACTCTTTAGATTTTTATCTAGACCCAAATAACTATAGCGACAAGCTTCGCAAAAGGCACGAAAAAATTTGTAGTTAAGACTTTCATAAGCACATTATGAAACTGAGGAGGGTATTACTTCTCCTTGTTTGCTGAGGACAAATAATACTAAAGATAGAAAGGAAACAAAATAATGATGAAAAAACTTGTTTATACAATTATAACCTCATTATTGCTTCTTAGTCACGCGCATTCAACATACGCAACGCCTAAGAATGCTACAAAAATAAAGGCACGCATTACATACTACTATCCCGAATCTCCATGGTGGAGTAGGGTTGCGTGTCCTAAAACCAAAACTGCAAAAAGCGGTGTGACAGTTGCTGCTCACCCCGATTTCAAGATGGGAACGAAGTTATTCATTCCCGGTTTGAAAGGAAAAGTAGGAAATGGGAGTTTCGTCGTCCAAGACCGTGGTTCGGCCGTTACTCGCAAAAGTGCTGCTCGTGGTCGTGGATATGTCTTTGACATCTACGTTCCAAGATCATCATACACTCAGCTTGTAAAGTCCACTCCTGCCTGGATGGATGTTTATATTCTGAAGTAAAAATACACTCAGCAAACAGGTTTGGGGATAGTGTGGTCATTTGTACTACACTATCCCTGTCCCAGGCCTCCCAAGGGCTAAAAATGCCTAAAATATGGTCCCGGGGACGAAAAAAGTGAAAAAAAGTGCATTTTGTTGAAAAAAGTTGTGTACTTTCCGTGGGTTTTATGCTATAATAACCATGTAAGCACAACCAACCACAATATGCAAACCGAAATTAAGTTCCCTTCCCACGAAGAGATTTATAAGCAGATGCTCGAACTTTTCAACGCAAGTGCCAACTGGCGCGGGATGCACAATCGCGAGTCGCTCGACGATTTGATCTCTGACTTGGAACAGTATCGTCGCACTCTTCCAACTGTTGAAGAATATATTGTCCACGATCTTCTCTAATACAAATACCACCACTAATACCATGTCAAACTACCCTAATATGAGCTACTGCATGTTCGAGAATACCGTTCATGCCATGAAACAAATCGAGAGTGATCTACTAGCTGCTCTAGATGATGGAACATCGCCCGAAGATTATCGTAAAGCGTTGAGTTGCCGTCAAGAGGCAGAAGCATACGATAGACTCAAAGAGATGTGTGAAGATATTCTTAGCATACTTAAGGACATGAATTACAATGATCCTGATTATGTTGAGGAAGACGAAGACGAAGACGAAGTCTAATCAATAAGCATACGAAACTCTAATACAATAAGGTATGCAAACAGACACCGTTGAACAAACTATTGAGAAGCTGATGAAGACTGTTGACGAGCTCATGACGCTCGGTCATGCCGCAATCAACTTCATCGATTACGACAAGCATAGCGCTGATCGTATGCACCTTCGCGATAATCTTCTTAACATCACCAAGCGACACAACGAACAATACTAGAAGAAGTCTTGGACAATATGCTCTCAATGCAATTTAATGTAAAAAGTTGTGTACATCTTCTAAATTTTAAGTTATAATAGTCTCCTAACAACAAAACAAAACAAACATATGCTAACGCGTGTAAAAGAAATGATTGACGAGTTCAATTCTCGTCCCAATGCTTCCGCTGGCTTTACTGCCAAGGAAGTTTATGAAGTCGGTAAGACCTTTGGTCTTACTTGTCGTGAAATTGGCCAAACCTTCCTTGGCAAAGACAAGTCGATTGGTTATAGTCGCTATTTGCCGCAAATGCCTCCCGCTGAGGTTATTGCAGCAGCAATGAAGGCTGGTCCAAAGAAGCGTGGTCGTAAACCAGGTGCTGCAAAAAAAGTTGCTGCTGAAGTCGTGCCAGAGGTTGTTGAAAAGGCAAATGATGAGATTCCTTCTTCAAGCGAAGGTGGAGAAGTCTTTTGTTGGATCGCATCTCCTCAAGAGATTGCTGAAGAGTTTGAGTCTCCAGCGCCAGTTAAAGCCAAAAAACCACGTAAAGTAAAGCGTCTCTGATATAATTTGACGCTTCTTAAAAATCCCAGATGGTAATTTTAAATTGCTGTCTGGGATCTTTCTCTTATAAATCACTATATGACAGACACTCATCCTATTCTAGATCGCCTCTATTCAATGTTTTGTGCAAAGGCAGATGTACACACCACTGACGTTTTACAAAATCAACTATTTTCAAAGGTGCTCGATTTTGTTGAACGTCAAGATTGTTTTAATAGCATTTCATGGTCTTCAATCGAAAATGGTCATTCAATCAAAGATGCTGTTTCAGACGTTTATCTATACATCACTAATGATCGACCACTTCAAGTCAATAAAATTATAGAGTGCGAGTTGTCTGAAAATTACGATGCACTCTCTGAGCGCACTGCAGCTCTTGAAGAGCAAGACAACTATCATTTGAGTTTAATCGTCGCGTTTCGCAAAATTATTTTTGGTTAATATGACAATAGAGCAAATACGACAATATTTTGTAGGTCAATACAAAAGCAAAAATTTTGTAGTTGATAAGAGTGGTGTCACTACACTCGAGCTTGTTGGTGCAAGCTTTTGTGCCAATGAACCAAGTATCTTTGGTGAAATTAACGATGACTATATTCAACGCGAGTTGGAATGGTATCTTTCGCAAAGTCTCTATGTAAAAGACATTCCTGGTGTTGTTCCTAAAATTTGGCAAGACGTTTCAAGCCGAGACGGCAAAATCAATTCAAATTATGGTTATCTTGTTTTCAACTCTGAAAACTATGCGCAATATGAAAATGTGTTAATGGAATTGTCTCGTTCACCAAACAGCCGCCGAGCTGTCATGATCTATACTCGACCAAGCATGCATAGCAACTGGTGTGTAGGCGGCATGAGTGACTTTATTTGCACAAATGCAGTGCAATATATGATTCGTAATGGCATGCTAGAGGTTGTAGTTCAGATGAGGAGTAACGATGTGGTGTATGGATATCGTAATGACTATGCGTGGCAAAAATATGTTCAAGACAAACTTGTTTATGACTATAATTGCGGCACTAAAAAAGCGGACAAGATTATCGCCGGAAAAATTACTTGGCAAGTTGGAAGTTTGCATGTCTATGAACGACATTACTCTCTCATTGAAAAATATATTCAAGAACACTCCCTTTGATATTTACAAAGCTTAAAAAACATATATAATAACATCTATGAAACAAACTGGAATTAAAGTACAACAAAGGAAAATTAAGCGTAAAGGCATTCATGCTAAAAGCAAGACTTCACATCTCAAACAAAGTAAAAACTATAAGAAACTTTCTCGCGGTCAAGGTTAATAAACATGAAAAAAGCATCAATAAAAGTTCTTGAAGAGTGCGCAGAACTACAACTCAAAAAGTCTAATGATTATCAAAATCCTCATAGCAGGATTCGTCAAGCAGACTATTATCCACGTGGCGCAGCGAGTATACTTGACGTTATACACGCAAAGGTACTACGTATGTCAAGCGTTCTTGAAGCCATGGAAAATGATCCAAATTACACTCCAAACTTTGAAAGTATTGAAGACAGCGGCAAGGATCTAATTAACTATGGCAGCTTTCTCGTTGCATGGTGTCGTGGTGGAATTGATGGTCAGGATCCGGATCGTGACTTTTTAAATCGTCGTAAAAAACAAACTGAAGCATGAGAATACTAATTACTGGTTGTAATAAAGCACAATGTACATATGACTTTTATCTGCAACAGCAATTGCAGGTTGCGATGTGTCAATATAGTTTGCCACGAGTACTTCGTGATATGGGTCATGACGTTGATATGCGTCCAGTTGTTGTGGGCGAAAGCCTTCAAGAATATGATGAGGTGTTTGTATTTTTACATAACCCGTCTGGATTTGCTGGATATGTGTATAATGCACTATGGGCAATATCACAAAACCCAAATTGCATCTTTGCATTTGATGACTGGCAAACAGACAGCATCTTCTCTGGAATTACTGCACTTGATGATCCATCTAAACTATTTAGATCATTTGTCGTTGACAGTCATAAGCACATTCCAGAAAATATACAATCATATCAAAGCGAGTTTATCTCTGCAATTGAACGTATAAAGAGCAAAACAAATAGAATGCTCGTGCCGGCATTTTCAGGAGGTGACTTAACCTTACTTCTAGACTGGCCAAAAGAGTTGCTGTTTGGATACAACCCAAATCCATATCATTTAAATCGTCAACCTGCGACGTCTTTGTTTCCTGAACCAAAACAGCGGGTGTTTAATTTTGCCGGCCTCGTTCAAGACAAGACTAAAAAATGGTTGGCAAAACAGGGAGTAGAATCAACAGATTGGCCTCTAAAACAATATGGCTCTCGTAAAGATGGCCAAGACAGAGTTGTTGAAAGCGAAATGATGAATGTCTATGCATCACAATGGGGCATACTTATGCCTGGATATTTCCACGCCGGATCTGGATGGTGGAGAGCACGACCTCTACAAATTGCTGACGTAGAGTCAATTCTTATTGGTGAACCTAAAGAAATGATGTTGTATTATCGTGACGAGAGCCTTGCAAACATTCGAGCATCTGACATCGCGACTCTATCAGACTCTAAATTGACTGAAATTGCTATCGCACAACGAGAAGCGATTTATCGCAATCATCCGCTCAATAAAGAAGTCACACGTCAAGAATTAAATGCAGTACTAAATGCATAATTTCTTGTTTACTTTACACAAAAACAATATATAATATATCAAAGGAAAAATAAACTATGTCATCTGTACTTGAAAAATTAAAAAAGAATTGCAGAATTAAAGAAGCTGATGTCCTTGCTGACAGCGACTTTTATTCTGAAAAAGACGTTACATCTACATCTGTGCCAATGGTCAACGTTGCTCTAAGTGGCAGTATTGATGGTGGTCTGACGAGTGGTCTTACTGTACTTGCCGGCCCATCAAAGCACTTTAAGACGAGCTTTGCATTGCTTATGGCAGGTGCATACCTTAAAAAACATACCGACGCGTGTCTTATGTTTTATGACAGCGAATTTGGTTCTCCTCAGCAATACTTTGAAAGCTTTGGAATTGACACTTCGCGAGTGCTGCATATTCCAATTAAAAACATTGAAGAACTTAAGTTTGATATTGTTAATCAACTTGAGCAGATGGATCGCAAAGATAAAGTAATTATTGTTATTGACAGTGTTGGTAATCTTGCAAGTAAGAAGGAATTGGAAGATGCGATGAATGAAAAGAGTGTTGCCGATATGACTCGCGCTAAAGCTCTTAAAGGATTGTTTCGTATGGTAACCCCCTACCTGACAATGAAAAACATTCCACTTCTTGCAATCAATCATACCTATCAGACTCAAGAAATGTTTAGCAAGGCTGTGGTGAGCGGTGGGTGCTTTGAAGAAGGAACACTCGTTCGTCTTGCTGACGGTAACAATAAACCAATTAATGAAATTGTGGTTGGTGATCTTGTGATCACTCGTGATGGGGTGCGAGATGTCACTCATACTTGGGATCCGGATACTCTTTTGGAAGGAGAGCCTGAGTGCTATGAATTGGAATTTGAAGATGGGCATAAGGTTGTTTGTTCTGACACCCACCCATTTGCTGTTAATGGTCAGTGGGTTCAAGCGCAGGATCTTACCATTGGTATCGAATGTGATATTATTTAAAAAAATATAGTCCATATATTATCCGTTGTATAAATAGATAATATATGGACCACATTAAAGTATACAATAATTTAATTCAAAAAAGAAAGGATTTTCCATTAGATTCTAATGAATATGGAGAAAATCATCACATAATACCAAAATGTTTAGGCGGGACTGATGATAAATCTAACATTATTAGATTATCTTTTCGAGAACATTTTTTAGCTCATCATTTATTGTGGAAACATTATAGAACATCTAAACTTGCGCATGCATTTTTTTCAATATTAAGATGCAGCGAAGGCCAAAAAAGAAATATAACCGCTAGACAATATGAAACCGCTAAGCAAGCTCATGTTGAAGCATTAAGAGAAACTATGAAAGGTTCTGGTAATAATTTTTTTGGTAAAAAGCACACAGATGAAACCAAAATGAAAATTGCGGAAAAAAATTCAGGACGGATTTGTACCGAAGAACATAAAAAATTAGTTTCATCCTTATTTCTAGGCATTCCTAAATCAGAAGAACAGAAAAAGAAAATGGGAAGAAAGGGCATGATAATGCTCAAAAATATTCATACAAATGAAACAATTCGCATTTACAAAGCAGATTTAATATTGTATAATACAGACGTATGGATTAATCCATATTCATTGTCAGTAAAAATAAATGGAGAACGATACGAATGCAAATACTGCGGATTAAAAACAGCTAATAAAGCTAATATTTTTCGTTGGCATAATAATAACTGTAAATATAAGGAAACAGGAATTTATATCGATTCGTCACAGATAAGAAAAACTGATAAAAAAACAATCGCGATTACAATAAATGGAAAAGAATACAGATCATTACGTCAAGCACAACTTGATTTAAATTTAACGAAGCATCAAATTAGAAAAATATATAATGAAACTAAAATCAATAACTAAAGTAGGTAAGAAAAAAGTCTATGATATAACCGTTGCGGGAAATCATGAATATGTTCTTAGTAATGGACTTGTAGTATCAAATACTGGAATTATGTATAGCGCTGACAATGTTTGGATTATTGGTCGTCAGCAAGATAAAGATGGCACTGAAATCCAAGGTTATCACTTTATCATCAATGTTGAAAAGAGTCGATTTGTAAAAGAAAAGAGCAAGATTCCAATCAGCGTTAGTTGGGAAGGTGGAGTTCAAAAATGGAGTGGGTTGCTTGATATTGCGCTTGAAGGCGGTTTCGTAGTCAAGCCTAAAAATGGCTGGTATACTGCATACGATCCAGCGACAAAAACTGAACTTACAGGAAACCTTCGCGCAGCACAAACGCTGACAAAAGAATTTTGGGAGACTATCTTTACAAAGACAACATTTGCCTCACATATCAAACAAAAGTATACAATTGGTCTGCGAGACATGATTGATGGCGGTTCAGACCCAATTGTAGAAGACGAAGAAGTCTGATATGAAGACTTTGGCGGACTATATACTTCTATTAAAAGGCGCGATGCCGCTTGATATGTGCGAGGCATTGATTGCGAGATATGATTCAATATCAAAAAATGATCCTTTAAAGGTACATCGTAAAAATAAAATCCTTGATTTTGAAGAGATTAACATGCTTGATCATCCTGGATTTGAAGAGTTTAGGGTTCCAATGATGACGTTGATGAGAGCAGTCAATAAACACTATCTTGAAAAAACGTGTAATATTTTAAAGGATCGTTTACCGTGTTATGAACCTCTACAAGATTTTGAGGCGCCACGAATAAAACGTTATGAGCCTGGAACTGGGCTCTTTGATTGGCACACTGATCATTGTGATGTTCCATCAAGTAAACGTGCAGTTGTAATGTTTTGGTATCTTAACGACGTTGCAGAAGGGGGTGAAACGTTATTTGATATTGGCACAGAAATTGCAATAAAACCTGAAGCTGGTAATGTGCTCTGTTTTCCACCTTATTATATGTATCCACATAAGGGTGCAACTCCAATCTCTAACCCAAAGTATGTAATTTCATCATATGTCTGGCTTCCACAGAAGTATGGAAATTCTTGCGATTAAAATTTATGCCGAGCGAAATATCTGACTATATATTTGTAGATGATCCTGCAAATGACAAAGTGTATGCAATACGACTTGTTAGTGGGCCGTATGTAGATACCATCTATAAGTATGCAAATATAAAAATAAATGAAGACGCAGAAAAAGAAATGTGTACATTATCGTATGCATATAATATAATGTCTACTCCAACTGGATGCGATAAAGAAACATTGCATTCTGATGCAGATTTTAAAAACTATATCGGAGACGTATTATCTGATATACTTTCAAACCAAGAATATAAAATAGGAAACCATGGAGAATAATCTTCAAGACATCATAATTAAAAATCTAGTCAATAACGAAGCATTTTGTCGTAAAACCCTACCACACCTAAAACCAGAATATTTTGAAGGACATCATAAGGCGATATATGGTCTTATATTGCAGTTTATAACAAAGTATAATAAACTCCCAAATTCATCATCGTTAGCAATTGAATTTCAACAGTCCGAACATACTCGTCGTACAGACGCAGGCGCAATTGCACAATCAATCTCAACGTTAAATGAAAATTTTTCAGTTGAGCATGAATGGTTACTTGTTCAAACCGAAAAGTGGTGTAAAGATCGAGCAGTTCATCTTGCTATTATTGAAGCAGTTTCTATTATTGATGGCAAGTCTCCTGACAAAGCAGAAGGAGCAATTCCAAGTATACTTAGTAAGGCACTAAGCGTAACATTTGATACAAACGTTGGGCATGATTATCTTGAAAACGTAGATGGTCGCTATGAGTTTTATCACAAGACAGAAGATAAAATTCCCTTTGACTTGGATATGTTTAATACAATTACTGGCGGAGGCATTCCACGTAAGACGCTAAACATTATTCTCGCTGGTACAGGTTGCGGCAAGAGTTTAGGCATGTGTCACATGGCTGCTGCTGCTCTTGCCCAAGGGCGAAATGTCTTGTATATTACTCTTGAAATGGCAGAAGAGCGTATTGCAGAACGTATTGATGCTAATTTGCTTGATATACGAATTGATAAAATCAAAGACCTGTCTCAACGCGAATTTCATTCTCGTGTAGAGGACATCTCTAAACGCACTCATGGAAAACTTATTGTGAAGGAATATCCAACTGCAGCGGCACATGTTGGTCACTTTAGAGCACTGCTGCTCGAATTAAAACTTAAAAAGAAGTTTGAACCCGATATCATATATGTAGATTATCTTAATATTTGTGCGTCTTCACGTGTTAAAGGATTAAGTGGTAGCATCAACACCTATAGTTTTATCAAGAGTATTGCTGAGGAGCTTCGTGGTCTTGCTGTAGAGTTTAATGTTCCAATCTGGAGTGCCACTCAGGTCACTCGCGGAGGATTTAATAATTCAGATGTAGAAATTACTGACACCTCAGAATCGTTTGGACTTCCCGCAACGGCCGATTTGATGCTTGCATTTATTCGAACTGAACAACTTGACAAAATGAATCAGATTATGGTTAAGCAACTCAAGAATCGTTATAATGATCCAACAAGCAATAAACGATTTACTATCGGAATTGATCTTTCTAAGATGAGACTCTATGATATTTCAGATCCTATGGCAAATATTACCAATGATGGTGATAGTTCTCCAGTAGTAAGTACTCCATTTAATAGTCAACGAAAAAATAGAGACTATAGTAGCATAAACGTGTAATTATATAAATAATACATAAATTATTTTATAAATACACTATATGTCAAAACTAACCGAATTTAAACGTTACCTAACAGAGGCGCTCTCTACATCATCTGTAGAAAAAGCAGCATTCATCATTCAACGCTACCTTAAGAAAAAGACTGGTACTACATTTTTTAAATATCCCGGATTAGAAAAATACAAGAATTCTAATGGCACTGGTTTTGGACTACGTCTCTATACTACAAAGCGCAACCAAAGTATTCGTTTTAACTGGACTCAAAGCTCGCTCGCTGGTCTAAATAACTTAACATCTATTGATTACTGGAATGGTAAGAGCCCAACTCCATTTCATATTGAATTTGATCAGAGTGTCTCTCTTGTAAAGACATTGCCAATTGTTGCTGATATTATAAGTGCAGGCACTGTTGAACTTGGCAAGATTATGTCTATGCCTGACGAAGTGCCACTCTATGAAGGAGTGCTAAATGAAGCACGTAGCAGTCATGACTTTGAAGCTATTTTTGATGAGATTGCTGACTATCTTGTTGACCCAAACTTTGTAAAAAGTAAGATTTACAGCATGTACGGCATTCCTGGAGTCAAGATTTTTGACGCTCTTTCGGCAGCATATCCAAACTATATTGAAAAGCAAGGCATCAAGTATGTTTGGGTCGGCAAGGCAAAAGACTTAAAACAAATCAAAGCTGAAAAGGGAAAGATTATGGCTCGTATTGGAGTCGTAGCCGGTGTCGTTTCTAAAGGTGCTGCTAAAGAAAAATACAGTTATTCTCCGGAAGTAGAACAAATTGAAGCAGATCGTGAGCGCCTATCATTTGAAGCTCAGCTAAAAGATCTTGAAAACCTAGTTAAACTCACTGTTAGCGGCGCATCAAATGCGCTCTTTGTTTCTGGTAAGGGTGGAGTTGGTAAAACTCATACAACTGAAAAGATACTTGCTGATATGGGACTGCGCGATGGCAATGGTTATTTTAAAAATACCGGTTCCGCAAGTGCTGCTGGTCTCTATTCATTGTTGTTCCGTTACAAAAATGATATTGTTTTCTTTGATGACAGTGACGACGCACTTGGCGATCAGGAAGCTCGTAACCTATTAAAGGCTGCTACTGACACCAAAAAGATTCGTAAACTTGTTTGGAATAAAATGGGTAAAAATGTTGTCGATCCTGAAAACGACATGAGTGATGACGAAATTATTGATCAAGGATTGATTCCTCGTTACTTTGAATTTACTGGTAAAATTATCTTTATCTCAAACCTTAACCTTGACAAACTTGATCCAGATGGTGCACTACGTACACGTGCTTTTATCATCAACATCGATCCTACTGAAGTTGAAATCTATGACTTTATGGAAAAGATTGTAGGAGATATGAAGCTTGAAGACGGTCTTTCACTTGATCAAAAAGCTCGTTTGCATGTTGTTGATTTGCTTCGTAAAGGCAAAAGCAAACAGAGTGCTAACCTTCGTAAACTATCACGCGGCTTAAATATGGCAGCAGGCGCACTTGCTGCCGGCGTTGAAGTATCTGATGGTGACCTTGCTCGTATGATCGAGTCCTACGCATAATCGTTTAGCATATACAATTAAAAAAACGGGGTCTTCTATGAGGATCCCGTTTTTTTATAAGTAGCTTTAGAATGATAAGTATCAAGGTACATGGCGCCAGACGTGACCGCCGCCTTTACAATCTTATAAAAAATGCTGCATATTTTTATCTAAAAACATTGTGTCCACGCATTCGAAAGATACGCATAGTAATTCAACTTATTGATAATTTGTCAGAATCTGAACGTGTGCATGGTGACTGTTGTCAATGTGGAGTCGATGAACCAGACATTGACTATATTGTAAGACTCAATAAAAGTGATTCATATCATCTTATGTTAACGATACTAGCACATGAAATGGTTCATCTTAAGCAGTATGTTCGAAGAGAGCTTGTCCTTTATAGCGGCGACAACGAAGGTGCCCGATGGAAAGGAGTCTACTGTTCAGAATATGACTATGATTCAGCTCCGTGGGAAAAGGAAGCGGACGAGCGTGAACTTGAGCTCTATATGACGTTTTTTGAAAGTTGTTCATTGTTGAGAGGGTATAAATAGATAGAATGCTTAGTTTTAAAACATATATTACTGAAATGTCAAATTTAGCTGGAAAAGAATTATACAAATACGACTGGCGCGCTGAGCTTTTTATTAAAAAGTTAAAAAATAATGAGCCATTTGAATTAACCAACGGCAAAAAAGTAATTTTTATACAGTCTAAAGATGTTCTTGATATAGTTAAAAAGAGGCAACCAACAACTGGAGTTAAACTATATGACACAAAGGGAAATGTTTATTCCTTTAAAGACATCGCAAAAAATGTTGAATTTGGCGGTCGTGGAAGTGGATCTGGTACTGCTATTGAAGATAAAGAATTATCATTACTAATTAAGCAAATTGATGATGCAAAGGCAAAAGAAAAATCTTCAACAATTAAAGTAAAGGTTGGATCAAAAATATATAATGTTTATACTGCGCAAACTACACCTGGAACACCAAAATCTGATTTCGAATTATTAGATATTAATGGTAAAACCATTGTTTGGATATCACATAAAGCCGGATCAAAACCAAATGATTTTCAACAGTGGGGAGGTCTTTCTGCTGCTAAGGAGCCGTTAATTTTTTCTCATAAAGAAACACAAAAATTTATCAGTGATTTAAAAACTAAATTTCCTGATGGATTACCACCAGCAACAACAATGTATAGAAAAATTAAAGATATAAAATTAAAAATGTTGTCTGTTTATGGAAATAAATTTGGTGCTTCTCTAAGTGAACAAAACGTAAGTGTTCTTTTGCAGGGACCAGTAAAAATTATTAAAAAAGGTCAATATTATTTTTTAGATTCTAATCATGTTCATTTTAATGGGGAATCAGTTGATGCTGATGGATTTGAACCAGTGTTAATGGCAATTTACAAAGGCGATCGTTCTGACGCCGGCATTAAAGGAACGCGACTTGGAATTAGTCCAATAAAATCTCGTAAAGGCACAGAATTCAAATGAAAAGTTTTAAACAATACATAACAGAAGCAAGTACGGAAGGTAAAAATCTTCATATGGTTCATATTGAGGATCAAGTGCTCTATGGCGGTGTAAAGGGCACTCGTGAAGCAATCATTGCATTACGCAGCATGAGAGACATGTTAGCTGGAAACAGTCCACAGTCATATGACGTTGCTGCAAAGTTTGACGGTGCTCCAGCAATATTTGTTGGAACTGATCCAAGTGATGGAGCATTTTTTGTTGCCAAGAAAGGCATTTTTAATAAAAATCCAAAAGTCTATAAGAGTGAGCGTGATATTAAGGCTGATACAAGTGGCGACCTTGCAGAAAAATTAACTGTAGCATTTAATGAATTTAAAAAACTAGGCATTAAAGGAGTATTGCAAGGAGATCTTGCCTATACACAAAAAGATTTAAAGACAGAACGTTTTGACGGTGTTGAATATCTTACATTTCAACCAAACACAATTGTCTATGCAATTCCTGCTGACAGCACTCTTGCAAAAACTATAAAGGCATCTAAGATTGGTGTAATGTTTCATACACAATACTCTGGAGACTCTTTTGAAACGATGAAGGCTTCTTATGGCTTTGATTCAGGCACTCTTAAAAAGACGTCTGGTGTATGGTTTTCAGACACATACATACGTGATCTTTCAGGCAAAGCTACTCTAACCGCAAAGGAGACTGAAGAGTTAACAGCGACTCTATCAAAAGCAGGGTCGCTCTTTCAAAAGATTAGTGGTTCAACTCTTCGTGAAATCGAGTCAGATCAATCACTTGCACAGACTCTTGAAACATTCAACAACACACTCGTGCGACGCGGTGAAACTATAATCGATACCTCTGCTCATGTTCGCAATCTTCTTGCATGGATAAATGACAAATATGCAAAAGACATTGAATCTAAAAAGAGTGAAGCTGGCAAAGCAAGTGCGACTGCTAAACGTGATGAGTTTTTAAAGTTTTTCTCTGACGAAAACAAGAAAAATCTAGAACTTGTCTATGCATTACAAAACGCTATTGTTGAAGCAAAACTTATTATAATACGCAAACTTGAAACACTTAAAAAGATGTCAACGTTTGTGCGTACTACTGATGGTTTTAGAGTAACAGGACAGGAAGGCTTTGCTATCAATGATCATATAAAACAAAATGTGGTCAAGCTTGTCGACCGAATGACCTTCTCTAAGAATAACTTTGATCCAAATATAATAAAGGGTTGGGAGAGATAAGCGATGCCATACTTAAATCATAACACTCCGAATATTACATGTTTCATAAGAAACGAATATCTTTTTAATCATGAAAAGGGTCATGGCGAATATACTCCTGTCAATATACACTCAGTAGCTTCTATTGAAAATCGTGTTCCACTCTTTGAAGCATTCTTGTCAAATGGAGTAAACTGGACTCGTCGTCCGCTCTCAGCATTTTGTTGGAAAGAGTGCGATCCGCTTCCACTCGAAGAGCTTGTCTACTGGGACTGCTTTAGTCCGTATATTGATGTTTCTATTCGCTCTCGCTTTAGGGGTTTAAGAGCACAACTTATAACTCCATCGGCTGCTAAAGTCTGGGGTGAATATATTTTCACTCTTGATTGGGCTTGGGAAAATAAAGGGGTATTAGACACAAACTTCTCAGAGACGAGCGAACACAAGTGTGCTCATCTTTTTAAAGCGGACAGTGGTCATTTTTATGCATATCCAAACAATCGAATCTTGTGGCATGACAAAGCATGGAGCGATGAGCCTATAACATGCAATCCAGGATACAAGATTGATAGCAATATATACAGCGTAGAAAACACAAAAGTTAGCTATACTGACGATCAATATATAACAAACTTTACAACAACACCGCTATGATACAAACATTTAAAGAATTTTTATTAGAGAATAATGCCTATTATAGAGGCTTGTCAAAGAGTACATCTGACAAACGTAGCGCTCACTTTAATCGTCAGACACGCATGAGTGATGATGATCCAAGCGCATACAAACCTGCGCCTGGAGATGCACGCGCCAATACAAAAACATCTAAATGGACGCAGGCATATGCTGACAAATATGGAGAAGAGCTTGAAGAATCAGAAACCACAGCACTTCAAAAGAAAGCAGAAAAGACTGGCATAGCATACAGCATTCTTAAAAAAGTATTTGATCGTGGTATGGCTGCATGGAAAACTGGTCATCGTCCCGGCGCCTCACAGCACCAGTGGGCATATGCTCGCGTCAACAGCTTTATTATGGGTGGACCTACTCAAAAGACTACAGACGCTGACCTGTGGGCACAGCATAAGGGTAAATAAGTATAAATATATAATCTGCATATGAAAAAAGAAGTAAGACTCAAAGATCTACTAACAGTTGACCCTACAGATGGCTCATATAACTATGATCCGCTCGACATTATGATCACTGCATACAAAAAACGCAAACGAGATTGGATGATCAGTGAAGAGGACCCAGAATGTGAGTGTCCAGAAGATTGTGACTGTGATTGTGACTGTCATGACATAGAAGAGTCTGTCTATGATACTATGTCAAAACATGAGTTGAATGCAGAACTTCGTAGAATTAATGACGAACTTAAAAAATTAAAGTCTGCTGAAAAAACAAAAGACACACTCAACAAAATAGGAATATTGACTAATGCTCGTGATAGTGTGTTGCAAATGCTAAACGAAGAAACAATTGTTGAAGTATTAAC